GCAGAACCTCCAAGAACTAAAGCTCCTGTAAATGAATTAAGACCACCTAATTGTAATCTTCTTTGCATAAAAGTAGATGTATCAGCAATTGGAGTATCGGATACTGCTTTCATATAAGTTAAAAACTTTTCAAATTCTTTTGCTTGTCCTCTACCACCAAGAATAGATATCATTTTTTCTTTCGCTACATCATCAGTTGGGTCTGCTATTCCTAGCTCTCTCATAAATTTATTAATATTAAATCCTGATGTATCTTTTGGACTAAATTTTATTTTTGTTGCATCAAAGATATTGTTTCCTGTTTTAACTTTATCTAAACTAAAATCTACTACATCTCCTTTTTGCACCATAGATTCCATAACATCTACTGTTCCATTAATACCTGCTCTTACAGTGGATTCGTTCATAATTTCATCTATCATTGTTCTACCTGCAGGAGATGAAGCTGAATCAAAACCTTTATAGAATGAATTAAACATCCATCTAGCTTTTGCAGCATTAAATAATGCTTCACCACCACCCTTAGTAACTCCTATTGCTTGACCTGTCTTCTTAGATACTATTTTATCAGCACCTAATAATTGTCTAAATTGTTTAATTGCAGTAGGGTCTCCTCTTGTAAATACATCGTTAGCTAAATCATTAAAGAATCGTTGTGATTTTTTCTTTTCCATTCCACCTATTCCAGCTAAAGCTTTATTTGTAAATGTTGTTGCATTGTAATCTCTAAATACTTTTGTAGCATTAGCTCTTTGATAAAAGTTCATTAATGTAGAAAATGTATCATTTGCACCATAAAGTTTATCTCTTAGTTGTTCTGAAGATTTAATTTTTAATGCCATGTCTGCATCTGCAGCAGCTTTGTTTGTTTTAGCTAAAGTTTCATAAGCAGCCTTAACCGTGTCATCTTTTAAAAATGTTTCTTTTGTTATGTTTGCTCCAAATGAATTAAGATCATTTTCAAGAGCTTCTCTAATTGACCAAAGTGTAGGTCTTATATTTTCATAACCTGTTTGTTGTATAGCTCTATTAAGTGTTGTGATCATACCTTTGTATTGTTTTGGAGTTACAAAGTCATCTACTGCGTTCATATATCTAAAAAATAACGCAAGTGGATCTCCAGTTCCTTGTAGTTTTTGTAAATCTTTTAAAGGAACATCTCCTAATTTGTCTTGCGCATAACCTCTTATACCAGGAAACTGCATTGCTAATTCATCAACATAGTCTCCAGCCATTTTTTTGACATGGCCTGTAGGAATAACTTTTGGGTTTCCTATTGTATCTGCTAGAGTATCAAAAGCTTTATAACTAGCATTAATTAAATTTGAATTTTGTTTAAAGGCCTCATCTGCTTGTTTCCAAATCGTAGCTGATAACATACCTGTTTTAATAAGTGGACCATAGTTAAGAACAGAATTATTCAAATATTCTACCTGCTTTTTGTTCTGCACCTTGTAATGCTTCTTTTCCAATACCATTAATAAATGGCATAATACCAAGTACTTTAAAATATTTACTTGCAAAGCCACCAAGAAGACCTGTACCTTCTTGTGCAGTCATTACCATAGGTAGTGGTAAACCTTTATCTCTTGCAATGTTAACTAATTCTTTTGCATCTTTTGATTTAGCACCAATCATTAATCTTCCAACTTTACCTAAACCTTTTGTAATAACCGGTGTCAGTGTTGCGGCACCAGCGTTCCAAGCCAAAGCGGTAAACATTGAGTCCGCTGCATTTGCCATCATATCTGTATTAACTTCTTTTGGACTCATGTTTTCCATGTCAGAAGCTATTGCATCCATTGCAGCAACTCCAACAGTTTCATTTAACATGTCGTAAGTAACTGAACCTGCGCCTGCACCTGCAGTACCACCTAATACAGAGTATACTTCTGCTTTTCCAAGTGGACTAGCTAACACTCTACCAACAGTTGGGTCTGCTACTTTTGCAACTAATTTTGCTAAACCACCAAGTAATTTAAATCTACCTGGTAATCTTGTTGTAAGTTTATCAGCAAAGTTACTAAACATTTTAGTTCTAGCAAATAGTCCAGTTGATTTATCTCCTGGTACTTTTGATTTAGCTGCACTAAATATTTTTTTTCTCATTGAAACATAAGGTGTAATAGATCCTATAAGATCTCCAGCAAGAACTGCTTCTGATCTACCATCTAAAGAGCTTCCTGTTTGCTGTAATCTTACGCCGATTGGATTCTTTACTGCCTCGTCAATAGTAGCTACATCTTTTGCAGCACCTGCTCTTTGTGATTGTAATTCTGACATTGAAGGACCAGTAATTAATCCTCGTCTTATAGCTTCATCTACTGCTTGTCTTTGTCTTGAATTTAATTTACTTGGATCAAAAGTATTGTTATCAATTTGATCTTGAATATCTTTTAAGGAAGCCATTAGTTTATCCCTTCAATAATATTTTCTATCTCTTCTAAACTTAAATCTTTACTAAGTTGTGATTCAACTGTGCCCTTATCAAATGTTTCAAATTCAGCTAAACCTCTTAGATTTGTAATTCTAGATTCTAAACCACCCGCGTCTCTAAATAATTCTTCTTGTCTTCTAATGTCGGATTCAAGTTGATTAGCAATAGCGGTAATAGATGCTCTTACGTCAGCTGAAGATCTTCCTAATGAAAATATATTTACAATTTCTTTAGCAGCATTAACGTCTCTTTGTGTTAATCTATCTTGATCTTTAAACGTATTAGCTAAAGCGTAAGTTAATGTTACTTCTTGTACTGCAAGTTTTTCTTGTTCTTCTCTTGTAAGTCCAGATAAAATTCCTCTGCCTTTTAGTTTTTTTCTTGCTTTTTCTAATAAAGTATCTTTATTTATTTTTTCTTTTGCTTCTTTTTTAGCTTCATCACTTAAATCAGATCTGTCGATAGCTGCAAATTCATCTTCTTGTAATTTATTCATTTTATCTTCTAAAGCCCCTAAAGTCATTTGTGAAATATCATTATCTAAAACATTTAAACCAACTAATTCTTTAGCTACTCCACTTAATCTTCTTGTAAACTGATCTACTGCTAAAGCAGCACCGGCTTTAACTTTTTCACCAGACGCATCCATTTGATTTAATGTTTTTAATACATCTCTAGCTACAGATAATGCGTTGTATCTATTTCCTAAAATATCAGAAATTTCAAATAATCTATTATTGATTTTGTCTTGTTTTTGAAAGTTTTCAAATGAACCTAATACATTTCCTTCAGAATCTTTTATTGGTCCAGATTGTGAAATAGGTATTAACTGTTCTTTACCATCAGGACCAAGTCCTCCAGGTAAATAAGTTGTACCACCTTTACCTACATAACCTCTATAATTTCTTAACTTACCGTCTGCACCTCTAAATTGAACAACTCCAGGATCTACATCAGGTCTTTCAACTACAGAAGCTTCCATTTTTGCTATAGCTGCATCGTTTAAAAACTTCATATGATCTACTGCAGCATTAAGTGATGCTTCTCTGTTATTAGCTCTAAGCTCACCTTCTTTTAATTTAATTGTTGCGTAATTATTAACTGCAGGGCCTATTGCTTGACCAAACACTTCCATAGCTCCAGCAATACCAGATCTTCTTGTAGTTCCTGTCAATAATCCTGACGCAAGATTAGCTAAAAATACTAAACCTGCTTGTGATCCCTCATTTTTAAAAACTTCTTCTTGATATTTTTTAGCAAGTGCAATTGTTTTATTAAAGTCTACATCATCGGATGGACCACCTAATGCTATTTCATTATTACCTTGAGCTGTGTTTTCTTTTTCAATATTTTTCTTTTCATCTTTAGACATATCTTTTTCAGCTACTTCCGTAGTAGATTTTGTTGGTAAAGTATCTGTGCTTCCTGGAGGTCCTGGAGGCATTCCTGTACTGTCGATGTTCACAGCATTTTCTTGGACTGCATCTAGATCTGCTATATCATCTGAATTAGCTACGTTGTCCTGTAGCAGTGGGTCGCCTTCAGCTTTTAATGTTTTATTTCTGTTTTCAAATCCTACCCTTCCTCCTGGTTTACCCTGTACAATTTTCTTATCTGATTCTACTTGTTGTTCTATCGAAGGTATAAACACACCTGCTTCATCATCCCCCATACGACTAAATGAAGTTTTTTCACCAATGGGTTTTGCTCTATATTCTGCAGTATCTTTGTTAAATTTACTTAATCCAGCTTTACCCATATCATAAACAGATTTAACTACACCAGCGCCTCTTATATAGGGGTTCATAGCACCCAACATAGATAGACCTGTACTAGCAGCCATTCTTCCATAAGGATTTTGAATATATTGTCCTACATAAGGATCAACTGCACTATATATTCCCTCGAAACCTAAAAGTCTTGAAATACCACCACCTAAACCAAAAGGTCTTGTTCCTTTTATTGTACCAATAGGATCACTTTTTATACCTCCTGGAAAATTTCTTATATCTGATTTTATTCTTTGAAATATACCAGGCTTTGGAGCGTTTGTACTTTTTGGATCTACAGGTAATCCACCGACTAATCTTCCTGTTTTAGGATCGTAAAAGCCACCTCCTTTTTGTACGTAATCTATAGCTCCTCCAGGAACGTTCATTCCCACCATTCTTCCTGTTCGTGCATTAATAGTTTTAAGAGCACCTTTTCTAAGTGCCTCTTTTCTAAACATCGGTCTGTTTAAAATTTTGTTAAGTGACATTCACTCTCCTAAGCCTGTTTATTTTGGTTAGCGCCTTGGTAAGCTGCGAATGCTCCTATACCAGTACCAACAGCTTGTGCAAAAGGATTTGTAGCTGGGTTTGTTCCCATAGTTACTCCTGATTGTGTTTTAGGTCCTGCTGCATATAAGTTAGCTAAGAACTCTGCTCTTTGGTATGGTTCGTATTGTTGTTGTAAAGTTGATTGTCTTTGAGCATCTAAAGTTGCTTGAGCTAATTGTCTTTGTAATCCTCCAGCAGCCATTAACTGATTAATATCACCTTGAGCCATTTGTTGCTGTAAGGCACCCATTTGACCTAACTGTTGCCCTGCAGCTAAACCAACTTGTTGTTGTCTTTGTGCTGCTCCTAATGCAGTTTGAAATCCAGATGCTAGGGATTGACCAATGTTTGATAATGTTCTTCCTTGAAGTTCTGCTTGTTGTACTCCTTCTCTACCACCTCCAAAAGCACCTGCTCCTATAGCTTTAGCACCTAACTGATTCTGCATCATTTGTCCTTGTCTTGAAATTTCGTCTGTTACATATTGTTGGTAAGGATTTAAATATTGGTTGATTTGTTGTTGTCCAACTGGAGTTGCTGCGTTTAAAATTGATCCGATACCTGCACCAACAGTATTAGCTCCTACACCTGTTTGTCCTGCAGCTGTAACTCCTTGTTTCTCTAATGCATCTAATTGTGCAACCTGATAATCAGGTAAGTTTATCGGTACATTAGCAATATCTCTTGCTACGTCCATTAACTCCATTTTTCGTTCTTCTATACCCGGTGCTTCTCTTTGATAATAAGTTTGTGCAGTAGGTGTAGGTTGTGACTTAGGTCTCATGAATCCCATAGTGCTATATCCATTTCTCTAGTTGTACGTGTTTCTTTTTCCATCCCCATTTTTTGGAAACTTTTTCCCAACCAGGTCTGGCCATAATATTTAATTTTTTACAATCGTTAAGTTTTGCAAAACTTGTTATTTCATTCACAATATTGTCTTCCCATAATTCTCTTCTCTTTCCTGTGCAAATTATTATTTCATATTGTTTGTAATTAGGTTGTTCTTGTATTTGTCCAATACAAATACCAAAAACTTTATTTTCTTCAAATTCATCAGAACCAAACATTACCCAAAGTTGCATTCTATTTTCTTTTAATTCTTTTAAAAAATATGAAGAATCAGCAAACTTTCCTGAAAAAGCCAAAGCTTCAGCCACCATGAATTCTGCTAAAGGCCAAAATCGTTCTACCTCTTTAAACTCTATTGGTAATACACTTACAAGTGGTTTAATTTGTTTTTTGTTTGCTGTTGCCATTTGCCTCCTTCAATAAATCAAATACTCTTTTATATCTTTTTTGTTGTTCATAGAAGTAGGTAGCACCTTTTTCTCTCATGTCTTTCATGCTATTTGGATTAGCACCTGCAATGATTCCTGCACCTAACACACCATCTGCTCTTGTCACAAACTCTCCGTCTGCTAATTGAGCTAACATTGTGTCTTCGTCCTTATCACCTACTCCTGCTCCGTCCTCAACATATCCTGATGCTCTAACATAATTGTTAGAATCATCTTCATCGTGAGTTGTTTTTGAAGGTAAATAATTTATACCTCCTTCATTAAATTTTTTTATTTCTGCTAAACCACCAGTTCTCAACCTTGTTGCATTCATTTGCATCCCGGGATCATTAGGGTTTTCTTCTGGTACATAAATTTTTTTATATTCTTTTTCTTCTCCTGTTGCAGGATCTATGTATGAGAAACTTCTTTCTTCTCTAGTCTTCAAATAATTTGTATTGTAGCCAGGAGTGTAAACATCAGTTGGCGCTTGATCAAAGGCACCCATGATAAGAGGTATACCACCAGCTGCCAGTGCAATCTTCATAGGATCGTATTCGTCACTTCCTTTTTTTCTAAGTAAATCTAAAAGACTACCACCTTGGTTAGATGAATTACCTTGGTTCAATACATTTGATTTAGTAACTCCAGCAGCTACTTCTTGTTGCATCTGATTATTAATCATTTGGTTTCCAGGTGTTTGTATTGCAGATATTCCTGGGAGTCTTGTTAAAGATTGTGTCATTGGCATTGCTGCAAATTTTGCAGTTGCTGCTGATCCAGGAAACATTCCCATTCCCGCAGAACCCATACTATATCCACCATATGCTCCTAGAGCACCATGGACAAGTGAACCTAATGGACTTACGCCTGCTTCTTTAGCGCTTTTGTAACCTGAAATTCCTCCATAAGCTGCTAGTGCGTAGGGTAAAAGATGTAACATTAAATAATTCTCCTTATTAAGATCTTAAGTTTTCAATATTACCATTTTACTTAGGTATTATCAACTCATCGGCAAAACGTCCTGAATATTGATGCTCTCCAATATGCATAATTGGATCATCAATAAAGGCATAACACTTACCACCTATGTCTTTCCATAGTTTACAAAAGCTAAAATCCTCACCTAAATATGTCTTAGTTTCAGGGTCATGAATACAGTCAAAAAAGTTCCATAGATGAGGTCTATTTACATACTCACCATTAATAACTGTCTTTTGAACTATACCTTTATCTGGATAATGTTTAATCATTTTATCGAATACTTCTCTTTTAATCATCATACATCCTGTTGGACTATGTGTAACTTCTATGACACCTTCGTCTACAACAATGTCGTTAGTATCTTTCACTCTCATTGGATAACTATTAGTCCATTTGTGAATATCAGAAGGTTTTTTTACTTCACCTTTTTTAATTGCATCAAAAGCCTTATCCCAATTAAATGTTTTTAGTGGATATGGAATTGAGATAATATCTTTATCTCTGTCTATCATTTTAAAAATAGACTCTGCATTCATCAATATATCTGAATCAACAAACAACATGTGAGTCATTCCAGATTCAATAAACCCTGATACACACAAGTTTCTTCCTTGTGTTACTAATGATGATTTCAATAGTTGAAATTGTACTTCTACCTTTTTTTCCATGCACAATTTTTGTAATTGCAACAATCCTTGTGCATAATGAATTGAACAATCACTGTGTACAGGTGTTGCAACAAACAAAGATGTTTTACTTTTCCGTTGTCCGGTGTCCTTTATCCATATTGGCTTTATACGTTTTTCATATTCGTTAAGCTCAACTTCTTGGTTATTCGATGATGTTACCTTAACATCTTTTAAGGTTTGATAAGTATCCTCGTTTATGTAAGTTTTATTTCCTTGCACTTAGAGCTCCACGTAAAAAGCTTTCCCACTCTAATCCCTTTTTTGTCCAATTGTAAAATCTTTTGTAAAATTTTTGTTGTTCCTCAAGATGTTCTTGTATAAACGATTCATGTAAATATGTTGCAGCAACTTCAATAGCTGTAGCAGTATCTCTAGCCATTCTCTCGTTGTCTGAATCATAATTTACATACACCGGCCATTCAGCACAAGTTTCATACAATGCACCAAAGTTATTGGTTATTACATGAACACCCGCAGCCAGCGCCTCTAAGGCAGAGGCACAAAATGTTTCTTCAAAATTACTAGGGTAAACATACAAATCATAATCCGTTATATGTTCTAAAATATATTCATTTGGTTTGTATCCAATATAATTTACATTGGCCATTTGTCTTGCTTGATCATATAAAGGTTCAAAATCTTTTTCGTTGTTGTTGGAAAAGGCATCACCATAAACTTGGGAAGAACTATAAACGTCTAACGTGATGTTGGGGTTTTTTACTAACTGCATAGCTGCTAATAAAACGTTTAAACCTCTCCAAGGAGTATTGTGGTGTAGTATTTTTATTGGATCACCTTTTTTATAAACTTTTCTTTGCGGAAAATTATTAATACCATTTTTTATAACTACACATTTTTCGGTAGGTATACGAAAGAAGTATCTGAATTTTTCATAATTCCAATGACTATTAAAAACATACCAATCATACTGTTTATGGTTATTTGTATCAGCAAACCAATGACAAAGATTTGCTTGATCGTAAGAATTTTTTTGCCAAAGTATGTTTAGCTTGTTTGGATCAATTGGTACTTTGCCTGGAATAGAAGTGCATATTTGAACTTGGTCAAGCAAGTCTTTTGGCACATGTTTTTCAAGCAATTCAAATTGTAGCTCAGTGGCTCCTCTAGGTTCCATAAAAATTATACTTCTATTTCGGGTCTGCTTCTATTTTTTAAATTATTTTCTACAACCTTATCTTTTCTAATTCCTAATGATAGAATTATTCTGGGTGATAACCCTATTCCTTGGTGAACTTCACCTTCGTTTATCCTTATTATGTCTCCTGCTTTTACTAAATATTGTTTTTTATCTACAATATACATAGTGTCTCCGTACAGACCATATATCAAAACATCATAAGGATCATCATGTATTGTTGAAGCTGCACTTTGTGTGAAGCCTGCAAATAAATCTACATCTATAGGAACACCATAGAGATAATATTTTTTTATCATTTTTTCTATTAAATCTTTAAAATAAATATGAGTATGTGTACCTAGTATTTGATAGGATGCTTGTAAAATAAATTCATTTAAGTGATTGCCACTTACTCTAGATTTAAAATTGGCTGATGATAATAAATCAGTTAATTGATTAAAATCAAAACGCAAATCATCAAAAGATTGAATAACTTTGGTTGGGCTCATTCCTTGGTTTTAGCACCCATAGAAACTTTTGTCACTTTAATTTCTAGGTCTTGTCTAAAATCATCCACAGTAGTATCAGTGTTGGGATTAGCAACATCAGCATCAAAATCAGCTTTAGTAGCATAAACTTCTCCCGTTCTTTTGTGTTTAATAATCTCTTTTGCTTCTGCAGGTATTTTTACTAAATCGCTCATGGTTAGAATCTAATTTATTTAATAAAGACAGTCAATACTGTTTCTGTATTAAAGTGTTTATTTCTGGTAAATATATGTACTTTAAATTACTCTTTTCGAACATATTTTTTAAATCATTAAGTGTTTCAACTAGAACCTCTCCTGGTAAATTTAGACTTGTGTTTATTAACATTGGTACATTAGTTAACTTATTAAAAGAATTTATTAGATTATAATAGTGTAAATTATTTTTTTTTGAAACAGTTTGTATTCTTGAATGATTATCTACAGAAATACCAGCTTTTAGTATTCCTAATTTTTTTAATTTAAAAACGTACATCATGTATGGAGACTCTTCTATATTCATATCAAACCAATCTTTAGCAGCTTCTTTAAGAACTGAACAAGCAAAGGGCCTGAACCATTCTCTTTTTTTTATATCATTTATTAAATTGTGTGCATCTTTATGTATTGGACTCATAAGAAGCGATCTATTTCCAAGCCCTCTTTGCCCTTGTTCACTTCTTGATTGAAATATAGCTACAGGATTATTTAATAAAATTTTGCTCACATCATCTTGTGTACATTTAATTATCTTGTGTTTTAAAAATAGATCAGTATTTATTTTTTGTGGTATTCCTAAATAAACAGTATCATTTTTTATTTTATTATTTGTAAAATAATTTGCAGCTCCTAAACTAATACCAAAATCTCCATTAAAAGGATCACAAAAAACCTTATTGTATTTTTGTAAAAGCTTTGAATTATATAAAATATTTTGTGCACACCCACCAGTAAATAATATTTCTTTCTCTATCTTAAATGAATCTAATATCCCATTCATATCGTTTTCAAATTGTTTTTGTATTTTATTTGGTCTCTCATCATACAGGCTCCAAGCCATTGTCTTTCCACATGCAAGAGAGCTTTCAAAATTTTTTTCGGTAAATTCTGCATAATTATCTCCAATAGTAGGAGCATCTTTTTTTGTAAAAGTTTTAACATGCTCCAGTTTATTATTATACATATAAAAACTTTCTCTTTCGAAATCGTCTTCTATTTCTTTACCTCTAGAGTCTGTAACTAAAATATTTTTTATATTTGTTCTCCAAGTTAAAGAACAATAGGCATGGAATAAATGATGATGTTCTTTACCATAAAATATAATTTTTCTTTTTTCTATGTTTGGTAAAGCTTGTAAAAAATCTCTCCACAAAAGTGCTGAATTATTTTCGTTTAAAAAAGTAATTATTATAATATCTATGTTAATTTTTTTTAAAATAGATATAATTTCATAAGTTGGAAAAGTGTTATATTTAAATCTATTATATCTATCTAATTGTGTATGAAAAATTATTTTATTATCTTGAATGTAAGTTGCACATCCCTCATGAGAAAGATGAAGTGAAAGAATATTCATTAACTAGTTTTATATTAGCCTTTACCCTGTCCCTTGTATCTTCGAGTACGTTTTTGTCTTTTCTCACTTTTGTTTAAACTTTTTTTATGTTGACGAGCACCTCTTTTTCTAGGTTGATCTCTCTCAACAAAATCTTTAAATTTCCTAGCCATTCTCTTGCGATCTATCTATTTGCGCATAACTTATTGCACCTTGAATTGTATTACTGCCTGTAGCTGCTTGTACTGTTATTGCATCTCCAGCTTCTAGATTTAAACCTTGTGGTGTAGCATTCACCTGTGATTTTGCAGGCACATCATCTCTAAAAAATTCATACTCTGTACTTGAATCAGAAGAGTCTACTAAATTCATATTTACTAACACCGCTGATGAAGCATCGTTGTTAGCACAATAAACACTTTTGATTATTACTGTTGCATCACTTGGACATGTGAATACTGTAGTCTTACCTGTACTTGCTTGTTTAAAACCTTGGTTTTTATATCGTATAGTCATGATAAAAAATAATTAAAAGCATCTTGTTCATTTTTAATTTCTTGTTGATAAGAAGTATTTAACTTATCTTGCATAGTACGTAAAGACTGAGTAACTTGTCTTTGGTTTTCTTCTGTGTATTGAGGAGTGGGTTCAGGTATTATTATATCTACTCTAGCCATTGTTAATATCCTGAATGTAGTCCACCTGCTCCAGACGTATGCCTTGATTGTGTAGGAGCAGCAGAAGGTGTTGATTTTGGTGATGCTGGTACATTACCACCACCTCTCGCTGTATCTTGTGCAGTTGGTTGAATATTAGTTATGGCTGGACTACTTGTGGTTATTGTTCCTTGCATGTCTCTCATAATATCTCTTTCAATAGCTTTTTGTGCTCTATTGCTTCTTAATATACCTGCAAGTCCTTTCACTGAATCTGGTAACATTGAACCTACTGTAAAGGCTGCTGTAAGAGGGTTAGATAAACCTATCAAAGGACCTCCTCTCAGGACTGATTTTAATACGTTGGCTTTTATTCCCTCAAGTCCTAATTTTTTTACAGCATAATTAGTTACTAAGTTTTTACCAACATTTTTTGCCATTCCTTTAAAATCTATTGATGGAATAAAATTTTCGTTAGTCATAAGGTTTTCATTAACGGGTGCATTGTTAATAGCTGCAATGCCATTTACGTCAGATGGTTGATAGCTATTAAAGTTAGGATCTTGTGTTATAGCCCTTTGTTGATCTAAAATTCTTTGTGTAATAGGATCCATTAACCCCTCATTCCATCTGGTTGTACATCAGCTCTAAAAGTACCATATCTCCAACTTTGATCTGTTGAAAGGTTAGCTACTTTCACACTTGCAAATCTTGATCTGGCACGTGTGTCTACTTTATCAGTTGAGCTTGTAATTGTAAATGGCCCTAAAGGTGAGCTTGATGTTGTGCTTGTCGGATAATTTCTTAAATTAATTGTAATTTCGGCATCACCTACAAGTCTTTTAAAATCAGGTATAAACCTTCTCATACTCATAAAAAACTCTCCATCACCACCAACACTTAAATCAAAATCTCCTGATTGAATAAATGCAGGTATAGCCGTTTTGTTACCAGCACTATCAACTTGATCTACGCCCACTTCATGAGCATAGTATGTAGAAGCACCGTTTGTGTTACTAACTCCTTGAATAGTAGGAAACGTTGGTACTGCTGTGCTGTTAAACTCGGTTGCGTAAGGATTATCATATAAAGTTGAATCATGAAAAGAAGTTCTAGCCAAAGAACCTGTTGTCCAAGCATTTTCTGTATAATTGTAAGACACTACTCTATCTACTAATTCAGAACCACTTTTAGGATAAAACCAATTTATTTCTTCATATAAATGATTAAGACCTGCATATACTTGTTCTCCTGCGCTATAGTTGATTCCAAGATTACTTCCTGTATTGGTAAATACAAAATCTTCAACTAAGCATGGAACTGATTTAACTGTTCCATCGTATACAAAAAAACCTCCTGCTTGTCCCATCCACCAAACTCTTCCGTTAACATAATGTAATGCATGCTGACCAATTAATCCACAATTACTTCCGACTTGTCTAATAGAAAAGGTGAAAGGTGGTCCAACAAACTGCATTACGTATGCAGAAGTATCTGTTAAAATTAAAATATAATCTTTACCTTTTGCAGCTCCTACAATTGTTACTCCAGAGTCCAATCTTAAAGTACCAGCAGTGTTGACCGATGTAGGTGTATATTCGGATAAATTTTCTTGATCAGAAAATCTTATAAACATTTTGTCTTGCGTAGTCGTAGAACCAACGGTTGTTTCAGTTCCAAGCAATATCAAATGCCTGTCTCTATCTGACACAATAGACATGACCGATCTTGTTGGTGCACCACTTATGACAGTAGCTCTAGTTGTTAAAGCATTTGCATCTGCATTTATAGGATTCCAAGAAAAAGTTTTTCCATTTTTAATTGTTGCTATCATTACTTGGCCGAAGTTGTCTATAGACCATGAAGCGGGATCAATTATTAAATTACTAGTTGTTGCAGGAGATCCAAATTTTCCTCTTCCCCAAGTCCCTGTTCCCCATCCGTACCCTGCTGTTGCATTAAGTGGTCCAGGTTTGACATATGGATTTACAGTTGCTGATCCGGTGGCCGATGTAGTCCCTGATGAAGCCGTTGCCATGGTGATTGTAAATTCATTTGCTGCAGATGTAATAACTTCAAAGGTATTTGTTTCAAAATCAGCTGCAAGATATCCCGTGCCTGAAGGAGGGGTTACTGATGTAAAAGTAAATAAATCTCCAGGTTCTAAACCGTGCCCTGATTTATTTACTGTAACTGTTGTAGATGTGTTTGTTGCATCAAAAGTACATGATGTTAAAGCTGTATTTAGTGGAGTGATGTCATAGAAAGCACCTTCATAATAAATTAATAAAGCTTTATTAGTTCCTAAAGCTGCGTATTTTCTTCCATCTAAATCAGCCCACACTAGTTGTTTTCTCACGGCTCCAACTAAAGTATCGGATGTAATCTGTTCCCAACCACCTATTTTTTCAGGAGATCCATACCTAAATCTTACAAAATCTCCATCAGTCCATTGACCTTCTGCTCCGGTCTCTGTTACTTGTTTATTGAATCCTGGTGCTATTTGTATGTTTGTTAAAGGCATTGCATATTATACCATAATACTATTTATTTTTAAATGATACGTAGAAGATACCCATATAATCCTTATCTGATTGTCTTTTTTGAATTACAGAAGTTGGGTGGTCTATCATAATCGCACTGTTTTGTTTTGTTTCTATTTCTTGAATAGAACTTATCAGCTTATGGCCATTAGAGGTATCTAATGTATATATTAGGGTTTTTTGATTTAGATTATGTTCTATAGCATTTTCTTTTCCTGTTTTTGGTACTAGAAATAAACAAGCCTCCGTTATAGGATCTTGAATTTCTTCTTTGAAAGCACCTAATAAATTTGCAAAAGAACTATTAATCTTACTGTTTTTGACTAAGATATGTGTAAATAAATTACCTTCTCTAAACCAAGGTATTTCCTTACTATAAACAGCAGCGTGAATTGTCCAAAATTTATCATTATCTAAAAAATTATTTTGAGAGGTAATCATTCAGTTGCTACTTCAGTATCTACATCATTGTCTGACTGTACATTTTTTAAATTTTCTGGAAGACTAGCATGCATATCTGCAATTACTTTCATTAGGTTATTTTCAAAATGTCTTACTGCTATAGGTGTTAATGTAAGTTTTTGGGTTTCAGAAAATATTTTTACTTCTTCATCACTAAAAATAATATCTACATTTCCATTTTTCTTTTTTACAAATTTCATTTTGGGGCTCCTAAAGCTGGTCTTTGATCAAATTTATAACATGCATTTTTACCATCTTCTTCTACATAATGTAAAAATATTTGTGCTTGATAATCTCCTTTAAGTTTTTTTCTTTCATGATTAAGTTCACAACCTAAATAAACTACACCATCACCAGGTTTTAAATGTACTTCGTTATCTTCAATATAAATAGGCCAATCAGTATCTCCCATTATGTTCAATGTAACACTTATCTCACATGCCTCTCTATCAGTATGTTTTTTTAAATAACCACCATATGTATACATTCTCCAAAAAGAATACGTAGGTAATAATTTTTTACCTACTATTTTTTCTATTTCTGGCTGAAGCATTATTAATAAAGATTCAGTAGCAAAATCACCATAGTGTTGACTATCACCAGCAGTAATTTTATCATCATTAAATAAATGCATTTTATTATCGAACTGATGTTTAAATTTACAATACTCTCTAAAAAAATTAACTAAATTTTCATTTAGAATATTATCTATTTTTTTATACTTAAAATCTTTACCTATAATGCCCATGATACTACCGCATACCTTTCGCCTTTTGTGACAGGAAGAACTCCATGTGGGTATTGAAAACCACTTGGCCATATAACAAGTGAACCTTGCTTAACTGGAATTTTTATTGTTTCGTTTGTTAGTTTAAAATACAATTCTCCACCCTCATAATTATCATTAACTAAAAAAATAAAACTTAAAGTTCTAGGACTATTTCTAAAATGATCTACATGTGTTTTGTAAAAGCTACCTTTACCATAAGTTAACAACTGTAACTCACTTACATTAATGTCACTGTAGTTAATTTTATATGCGTGACAGTATTGTTTTTTGTAATGAGTAAATAACTTCATTAAGTAGTTAGCCCAATAAGCCATTGTCATACTTTTACAGTCTTCTCCTGCATTAAAAAGATATCTTACTCTTGTTTTTCTAATCGTTGGATCTAATCTTCTATCTATACCAACTACACCAGGTTCGTTTCCTAAATGATTTGATTCACAAACTTCCTTCAAAACCTCTAATTGATTATAAGGCATTGCGTTTTCTATTGTTAATATATAATCTCTAATTTTTTCCATTAAAAAAAACTACTTTTGTTCCACCATTTAGTTCTATATCTATGAAGTATATCGAGGCTATGTTTTAAAAAAGTTACCTCATGTTTATTAGATTCTGTTCTTTTTGTACCTGTAATTTTCATTTTCCAATTATCTCTTTTAAATGGTATTATTTGAACATAGGGTGTACCTCTTTTTAAAGTTGTATCAAGTACTGGATATTTATCTCCATTCATTATAAACGGAAAATTTATTGGTAAAGAAAATGTATCGGTATTTACAATAGCTGGTATAATAGAAAATCTATCATCTTCATTATTTAAAGGTGGTACAAATAAGCAAGAATATCCAGGAGGTGTTTTTATAGTCCAGGGGTTAAGAAGTTTCTGTATAGGAAATTGTAAATTTTTTTTATTAATAGGAGATCCTTCAACCTGTCCTCGGTGATGTGTTTGATCAACATCTTCAACATTTATATTCAAATCTATTGTTTTTAATGTATCTTGTACAGAGGGAATCATACGACTAATAATTTTATTATCTTCTAAAACATTATTTTTTAGCATTATATCTTGTGGAAGACTCAAAACATAGCCAGTAGTCAAACTATCCATGACAGGTACACAACCTTTTATAGTTAGTTTAGTTGCTGAGTGTTGTAATTTTTTATACCACTCAGGAATATTTAATTTAATTGGTTTTGGAAGATCTTCTTTTAAATCTACGTATTGATGATTAGCTTTAAATTCAATAATATTTTGTAGCATTGTTGCTACAATATAATCAAATTAAGGTATCTGTAAAGGGTGGAAATAACTTATACCATTATCTTCACAATATTTTTCCCAAGTAACTGTCATAGGAAAACTTAATGTAGAAGTATCAAAACCTGTTAGATAATTTTTGTAAGATTCAATTGAACTAAATAAAGGGTTGCTTGCATTATTTGCTTCGTTGATAAAAGCATTACAAATTTCAACAACATCATTTATATGTGCACTTACTTGATCTGCAGCAGAAAAGAAAGCAGGACTTTCACCACCAGGATTAGTTGGTGGAGTTGGCTCATCAGTAGGTAACGCATCTACAAAAGTATAGTTTGTGCCATCCCATGATGAAATTAATTTCATGCCAGTTCTTAAATTATTAAAATCTGAATCACTTACATCTACAGTAATATTTTCTGCATCTAAATTAAGATTATCTTTATCTGCATCATTTGCAGCTATTCTGTAAATATTTGTATAATCTGTTTCGTTTGGGTTAAGTATAAAATATGCCATAGTTAAAATCCTTACGCTCCTAAATCGTTTTCATAATAAAGTAAAAAACCACCACCACCTGCATTTGACGGAACATCTCTTTTTCCACCTGAACCAGGAGTTCCAAAATTACTAGCATCAAAAAAGAAATTTTTAGGAAAGTTTCCTGTTGCACCTGGGGCATTTCCACTTGAACCAGTGTTTCCATTTCCTCCACTAGGTCCTCCGTTTCCACCGCTTGAACCGTTTACTGTAAACTTACCAGTTATGCTAGTAGCTCCTCCAGCTCCTCCTGGCGAACCACCGTGATGACCACTTGGTCCGGCAGAACCTCCACCACCTACAGAGTAGCCAACTGCTGAACCACCAGTTAAATTACCTTCGTAGTATCCAAAGGCTCCACTGCCTCCAGATCCACCGTTTCTATTATATGAACCGGCTCCACCTCCGCCTCCGCCCCCGCCAGAAAATGCGTAAGCAGCAAAAGCGTTTGAACCAGGATTACCTGGTGTGTTTCCAGATGTTGGACCGTTTGCTAAAATTTTAAAACTTAATGCTCCACCACCAGAAGAACCTGAAGATGCAGCTGTTAATCTTCCTTGAGCATCAACTGTAATTGAAGCTGAAGTATAAGATCCCGCAGAGACAGCAGTGTCTGCAATTTTGTCGGCAGTTACTGCATCATTTTTTATTTGTGCGGTATCGACTTCGTTATCTTCGATATCACCATTATCTATTACTGTATTGCCATTTGAAATAATACCCATAACGTCTCCTTAAATTTTTTCTAATTTTAATCTAAATTTTTCATTAGATTTATTATTGATTAAGTATATATCGTTAGAACCCTCCTGTAAAGTCCAGCTCCCCTTTGTCCCATCAACTGTATTACCTTCAGTTTTGTGTTCATTATTAAGATGTAAATCACCAGTATAAACGTTCTGCCAAACGTTACCAGAGGCTCCTAGATCATATGTGTCGTTAGCACCAGGTAGTATATTACCTGTAGCTGTAATTGCTCCTGAAGTTATTGCCCCTGTTGTGATAGCACCTAAAGTCTTTAAATTAGCATTTACATCAATAATATTTGTTCCATTGCTATATAAAATTTTTATTCCTTTATCTGTAGCTGAAAACGTAGGACCAGTTCCACCAGCCGTTTTAAATTCAACAGTATGTGCTCCAGATGTATTATTAAAAACAATATAAGATTTTTCTATACTGTTTGGAACTGTAACAATTTGATTTCCTGTTATTGTTCCAGATAATTCTATAATTAAATTTCTTGCATCGGAAGATGCAGTAGAGCCATCAGCTATTAATAAAGTTGTTGTTTGTGCACCGCCTGCAATTGATTTATTTACGTAACCTTGCAGTTGGTTAACAATTTGTAAATTTGTATTTGTTTTAGTTCCCCAAGTACCATCATTGGCACCTGTAACCATTAATTCTATTCCAAGATCAGTATATGTTGATGACATGTCGCTATTATATCCTCTCTACGCTGCTAGATCAACCTCAGTCCAAACATTAGACACTCCAGGATCTATTTCAACCCATGCTGTGATATTTGGACTTCCAGAATTAGATTGTAACTGAATTCCAGTAACATCTATATTAGCAGTTCCTGTTACTGTAACAGATCCTACAGAAGTGGACATTTGAACACCTGTAACGGCATATCTAGTTTCTTGTTCTGCATCTCCAAGAGAACTTGTTAATTGAATTCCTGTTAAAGAAACATCAGCATTTGCTGTGGGAACTTCTTCTCCTATAGACATTGTTAATTGTTGACCGGTAACTTCAACAGTATGATCTGTAAATGCAGACTCATCTCCTAATGTCATGGTCATTTGAGTGCCCGTAACTGAAACGTTTGCTATACCTGTAATACTTACATCTCCAACAGAAGTATTCATTGTATGTTCAGTGACTACTACAGAAACGTTACCATCTGCTGATACTGAAAAAGTTCCTAAAGATGTTTGAAGTAAGAACTCTGGAAGACTTCCAGCTCCTGTGGTAGCTTCAATTAAAACGCTTGGTATATTAAAGGTACTAGGACTTAGTGTTGCAAAAGGAGTTTCTCCAAAAGCAGTTAATGTATCTTGCGTTGAAGTTTTGTTTGTAATAGATAATTCTTGTCCGGTTACAGGAACTCCTATACCAGAAGTTTCTTCTCCTATTGATGTAGTTAATTGTGAACCAGTCACAAGGACTAATACAGAAGAACCTGCAACAGCTCCTGCGTTGGTAAAAGTTGCTTGGATACCTGTTACAGTAACATTGTTATCTCCCTCAGTTCCAGAAGCTCCAACAGATCCTGTAAGGACATTACCTTGAGGGTAAGCAATCGCGTTATTATCTTCAGATGAAAAAGCCGCTTCAGAAAAGGCGGTATTACCAAAAGCCATAGACTAGGCTCCTTTTTGTTCTTGATCGAATCCTTCTTGTAACATTTCAGAGGTAGTTTTTTCTTTCTCTGGAAGTTCTTTACTAAGTAGATCAGAGTAGTGTTTTTGTAAAACTTCGCAATCGTTAAAGTCTAGACTTAATTGATTTTTTTTTACAACAATGTTTTGTAATTTTTGTAAATACACTTTACCTTGATCAGATAACTTTTCACTATCATAGTGGTTTTTTTCAAAATTAAATATCATTACATCTCTTCTAATTTAAATCTGTATTTTTTACCATTTTTATTATTTAAAATAAATAAATGTTCAGCACCCTCTTGAATAGTCCAATTACCTTTTGTACCATCGACAGCATTACCTTCAGCTTTAGCTTCGTTAGTTAAATGTAAGTCACCAGTATACACATGTCTCCAAACATTACCATCTGCTCCAAGGTCAAAAGAATCATTTGCATTGGGTAGAACATGGTCTGTTGTGGTATTTCCTGTAGTAGTTAAAGCTCCTGACACAGCAAGTGTAGATCCATCAAAGGTAAGGTTAGCTTCTGCATTCATAGCGTCTGCACCAGTTGCAGTTAAAATTCTATTGTTAGAACCGTTTGACATAAAGTCTGATACATCAACAGAAACATTAGCTCCAACATCAATTCCAGTACCTGCACTGACAGCCAAACTAACATCACCGGATGTACCACCACCAGATAAACCATTCCCTGCTGTAACAGCAGTTATGTCTCCAACTGTAGGTGTTTGAAAAGTTGGAGGTGCTCCCGCACCTGCTGAAGTTAAAACTTGTCCAGCATTTCCTGTTGCAACATGAACCGGGGCTCCGTTAGCATCATAAGAAATAATATTACCGTCTGTACCATGAGCCATTGCAGCTAACCCAACAGCATTATCAGCAATTTGGGCTGCGTCTATAGCATCGTCTGCCATTAAGGCATTCGTAATCTGATCGTTTGCAATGTGCGCTGTGTCTATTGAACCGTCAACGTATTGATTGCTGTCTACACTGTTCGCTGCCATTTTTGCAAGCGTCACATTAGAATCTGCTATCTTGGCTGTCGTTACATTAGAATCAGTAATTTTTGCAGTCGTAACTGCATTATCTTGTAATTCGGCTGTGGCTACACCAGCGTCTTTAATTGTTATTGCTCCAGAACTAGCAGCAAAGTTATCTGAACTAAATGATGCTGCTCCTTTGGCAGACGTAGAAGCGTCAGCTAAATTTAGTGTAACATCTCCTGATGTACCGCCACCTGATAAGTTTGTACCTGCAACGACAGAAGTTATATCTCCTACTGGAACTGTAGCTACTTGTGTATCTACGTATGATTTAATTGATTGCTGTGTCGCTAAGTGACTAGCACTGTCAGATGCCATGTTATCTTCATCCTTAATTGAAGTCCCACTTATTGTGCTATTTAATACTGCACTTGTTAAAGTTTTATTTGTCAGTGTTGATGTTGAACTATCTGTGACTAAAACAGAATCACCCCCAGTGCTTGGCAGTGTTAAAGTATTAGTAGCAGATTCTGAGTGTGGTGCACCAATAAGTGTCTGTGCGTGAGCGTTACTAGCCTCACAATAAAATTTAATCTGTGATACAGCACCGCCATCATTTTTAAGATCAATAAGACCACCTTCAATAAATAAATCATGAGGTAAAGTTACATGATTATTTGCGTCTTCAATAACGGCTTTGGAAGCAGGTAAAGTACAGAAAACATTTTTTGTTCCTGCACTGAAGTTAACCGCAGAGTCACTATTAGATGAAGAAATAATCGTAGTTCTTGATAATGTATCTGTAGCTGCATCGGTTACAGTTCCAAGACCAACTTCGAACTCACCGTTTTCGTTAACGATAGCATAATAAGTGGTATTAGAATTACCAATACCTGTAACGAACGATTCAAAACCGGATACCGCTCCCGCTAAATCTAATGTACCTGTACCTGTTGTGGTAGAGGTTTCTTTTACTCTATCGTTTACTACCAAAGCCATTTTAACTCCTATTTATTATGCAATTCTTAAAATTGCAGCAGATGTTGTGAATGCAGGAAACTGGATTGTAAATGTTCCAGAAGTTGCAGTCTTATCTCCGCCAAAATCTAATACAGCAACTGCTTCAGTAGTGTTTGAGCCACCGTCAGTAGTTGTATTATAAATTAAAGCACCTCTAGCTGTTAAAGTGACACCTGTGAAAGATAAATCTGCAAAATCAGTAATCGCTACTGATGATGAAACTTTTACACCTTGGTTTACTAAAGCTTTTCCACCGGCAGAATATCCTGATGGTGATGAAACTTCATTTGAGGTTGCATAATTAGTTGTTGATTTACCTAAGGTAGCTGAGCTTGTATACATTGCTAATTTAAATGTATCTCCACCTGAACTATCAAAGTCGTGTTCACCAGCTAACAATTGCTTTTTGAATGAACTGCAAATTGCGTTAGTTGTTATTGCCATAATTGTTCTCCTTTAAAATTACGTATTTGGTGATGGTGAAGGTATCTTAACTCTTGGCACCCCATCATCATATTCCGCACGTCTTCTTCTCCCCATTTGTTGAAGAGCAAAATTCTGTACTTCTTCATTATACTTACTTTCATACAGCTTGTACATATCCTGCGGGCCTTTTAAATATCTAAAAGCTTCTGTCAGCACACCATGTAATAACATTGATTCTTGATAAGTAGACAAGAATGTATTGTTAGAAGATGTGAACTGAGGTGGATCAGTAATATAATTAATTTGCACAGTATATGCAGAATCCGGAACTGGTGCTACTAAGAAATTAAAATCATCCCAATTTGCGTAGTATTTGGGTAGACCAGTAGCTCCTCCATTATTGTATTCAGAAATAAAACTAGTATCTCTTTTTTCAAGAAAAGTTCTAGTAGATCCATTTATGACTTGAACAGATCTTATTATTGTCAAATCAGCAGGTAAGGAAACATATCTATTGCTAGCTGTAAAGGATGAAGTAGCATATTTTCTTAAATCATCATAATCTACTTTGCCAGCGACATCTAATTCTACTGATCTAATAAAATCTTGAATTATAGTATCCGATAAAACATTACTATCTACCTCAGTATAATTTCTTACTTGTGTTAAAAAATTTGGGTATGTAACTGCCATTAAGTTATATTAACCTCCACTCGACCAACTAAGGCATCTAGTTGTCTTCTTCTATTTTGTAAGGACGGATCAGCAGGAGTCATAGCTGATGTTCCTTGATTTATAAATGCAAAATCTCCTGGTAAAGATAAATTAGCAACTCCAACTGTAATTCCACCAGAATCAGAAATTGTTTGGTCATTTGTAAATTCTTGAGTCGGTTGTTGAAATTTCATATTTCTTGAATTTTGTAAAGCTATAGCATCTGATACATTAAACTTTCTTCTTATCTGTGGGTGCTTAGGCTCAAACTCAGAATAATGAACTAAAGAACCATTCCATTCCTTCACCATCTCAGTGTAAGGAAAAGCCATTCCTGATCTGTCAGATATTGATTGTGATCTTTTTCCTGTAGCCCATTTTGGCATAATTATACTCCGTTAGGATAAAAAGATTGTGGAGTGATATATGTAGATGTTCTTTGACCATCTTCATCTAACGCTCTTTTCAATTCATCCTCATAAACTAATTTATTTTGTTGTACAAGCTGTGGAGCTTTTTTCATAGATAGATAATATGCTAGGCCCGCACACATACAAGGCAGAAATCTATAAGCAACATCAGCATCATTAGTGTAAGCACCAGCATCTTCAATTCTTTTTATTACATAATATTTTAATGTTGTGTAAGTGTTTAAATCAGGTGCTTGATATAAATATATTTTAGGTGTGGTTAATCTTTCTACATAATATTGTGAAGGTTGTCCAAGAGCTAATTTATTTGGTAAAGCTGCATAAGCTGATCTATCTATTTTTGTTAATGATACATCTTGAGTATTGACACTATTTGCTCCTGCTGCAGTTGAAGATACAAAAGCTTCTAAAACATCACTAACATCGGCTGCAACAGAATATTCTGCTTGCCCACTAACTAGAGTTGCTTCATGAAGAGCTACTTTCCAAAGATGGATACCTCTATTACCCCATTCTGCAAATAAGAGATCTAGACTTCGTCTAGCGGATCGCATTTCATAACCAGAAGTAGTGCTAAGACCACATCTTTCATAACCCTCATCGATTACTTCATCGATATTAAGATTAAAACTTGTTGTTCCTGAAGTCGCCATTAAAGTCCTTTTTACGGTTATACAATTTCTTGGATTGTATCACTTTTTGACTAAACTTTGAAGACCTTAGACTTTTTGCTGTTGGGTTTCTTTTTAACTTGTATTTTTTTCTTTTTTTCACCTCTAGCACCTCTCAACTTACCATCTATTTGTGCAGATATTTGTCCTCTTCCTATGGCCATTTTATCTCCTTTGTTTATTTAAATGTTTTACTATTATATAAATTTTTATCTAGAATATACCATGCTTCTGGACTAAAAGGATACAAAGCAGGGTTTGGATTGCTTTTATTTTTTACGTTTTCAATTGTTTGCAGCCATTTGTTATTTTGTAAATTCTTGTTACATATATCTTGTGTATGTTTCCAAAAATCAGTCTTATAGATACTACCACCTTTATATATAAATGATATAAAGTTCAAATATCTATCAGATAAATCTAGCATTGAATCATTTATTTGTTTTTCATTCACAGTATTATTAAATATATAATCAAAAAAAAATCGGTTCAGTTCATCATAAAATCCTCCCGAAATAGCTTCAATAGGTTCGTAGAATAATGCAGAGTTACCATTAAGTAATATTCTGCCGTCAACAAACTTTTTCGCTCTAAAAGGTTTGAATGTAAACTCTCTTATATTATCATGATTTATTTTTCTATTTGTAATCTTATTAAAATTAATTAACGCATCTTCTTTTGAAGTAATCTCATCATTATATAAATATCCCCACCCTTGTCTCTTTTTAAGAGGTATACCAAACATCCATCCATTATCATGTGCAACGTGATATGTAAAATTCCAATTACCTGGTTCATCGACAGGATGAACTAAACAATGATTTATTGGAAGATTTACTTTTGTATAATTTGTATAATCTTTAGGAAAACCTCGACAATCTATAACGTAATCAAATTTATATTTATTATTAATAATAACTTCATGGTTATTTTGATCTATTGTTTTTATATCAATATTTAATTCACTAAATCTATTAGAATATTTTTCATAAACTTTTTTAAAGATAACTTCTGCTAATTTAAAATTATCAAAATGTATTGCATAATTAGGTGGTATTATAGGACTTGTAAAATCGGAATTTCTCCAATTCTTAAACTTTACTCCTGCTTTATATGTATATTGTAAATCTTGACCATCAAACTCACAATTAAAATTTAATGTTTGCCATAAAAGTAATGGCATCGCTATGGTGCTACTTTCACCAATACCTAAAATATTTTTTTTGGGATTATGTACACAAGTTACTTCAATATCTTTTGAAGTAAATCCTAAAAAATGACAAACACTTAGGACTCCAACGGTTCCTGCGCCAATAACAGCTATTTTCATTTAAACTAAATCTTTTGCTTTTCCAATAATTGGTTTGTATTTAGTTTTACCTTCAGATTTGTAAGCATGCAAGAATTGTTTTCTTGGTTGGTCGGGTGTGTAACTGCAATGAATCCATCCGCTGTTAGGTTCACCTGGAGTGTAGAACTCGAGAATGAGCTGGTCATACGGAAGGTTCTTGTTAATCCAATCAGCTAACTCAGCGTTGTCCACACCAATACATTCGAAGTCTGCCGCCTCAGCTTTTGCATGTTGACTATTGACTGAGCTACCTATCTTTAGGCACAGCTGCTCGCTACGGAACCCGCTAGTTACTTTTACTCTGCCGAAGTGGTCACGTACTGGCTGTAAAATATTTTCACACAGTGCTTTTAGTTTTTCTATCTGTCCTGAGTTTGGATTGTTATTGATATCCAAACGTACGGCTGTATCTGATTTAATTAATTCTTGTAAACTAAAATTACGTGTTAATTCCATTATTACTCCAATATTAATTTTTTAATTGATAAAGACCCATCTATATTTTTTTCTAGTTCTGCTTTTGATTTAATACATTGATATTTTATGTGTGACTTAGATTGACGTTTAGCAACACGCTTACCCTTCAAACAATCTGACATTGAGGGTTGAATACGTGCCTCTTTAATCTCTCCGTTGATTATCATCAATAATGCTATCACCATCTCTGTCATTAATGGGCTCCGTTACCGTTTGCTCTAACTTTATCTTTTAAGTCTTCAATATCAACTAATGCTTTATCTAATTGTTCTCTTAA